GCCAAGGAGAAGTGTTTGAGATTTCGCCAGTGGGAAGACCTGTGAACGCATCAACGTCTTGATCCTCTGGAGTCATTAGACGAGATGCGTACGCATCGCGAAATGCTTCAACGGCGTCCATGTCGAAGTCGCCACCAATTCTGTTGCTCATTTGTCAGTTGTTATAGAACTTTGATTATTTTACCCGTTTAAGCTGCCCCATAGAAGTTGATTCTGTCACCATCTCTAGTAATGGTTCCCTCATAGCCCTCTGTCCCCTTGGATATCGCGCTTAACTCTTTAGACCCCCATCCCAAGTGTTTCTCCAGAGCTTTGATTGGAACGCTCGCATGTAGATCGTCGTAGGATGCGCCCTGATTGTAAAACTTTTTCAGAGCCGGGTGTTCAGAAATAATATCAATTGCATCCTGTACATTTGAAGCCCGCTTGGGCTTAACCGTTTCCTTCGTTGTTTCTGTCCCTTTGCGGCATTGCCCTCGCGTACCGTAGATAGACCCGTTAGGTCGCATACACCGTGTGAAGTCGTAACTCTCTCCTTCGGAGAAATTTGCAGATTGTGTTTGTGAAACCATCTCCGAATACTTGAAGAGAGCTTCCTCTGAAAAAGAACCGAGCATAACACTAATGTAATCTGCTCAAGTTTTACCCTTAACGTTTCTTGATCTTGCCCGTGATATCTTGCCCCATCTTGCTATTCCCCATCAATTTCTCTTCGTACTCTTTCACTTGCTTCTTGACATCGGCCTTCATCATACCTTCCTGCAGCAACTTTTCCTTCTTAGATTCTAGAATTTCCGGAGAATGTGGAGAATTCTTCTCTCGCTCTTTCTTTGCCTTCTCTTTGCCCTTCTGCATTGTCTTCGCAGTTTGCTCACGTTTGGCAAGTTCTTCCTTGTGAACAAGTTTTCCTTCTTTGTCAAATTCGTGATCCTTTGGGAGTTCCGGCGGAGTATACTCCTGGTGAATTTCTTGTGCCAAACGGTCAAGGAGGCGGTCGTAAGAGTCGCGCAGCCGCCTTCTGCAGACACCCGAAGCAGCCACAGTCATCGGACCACAGGGAACCCTGTGCTGAGAAATTTCTTCGAGTGCGTTCATGTTAGGCTCCGGATCTTGGACGAATGCGACCGTCGTTGTGGTGGTCGTAATGCACCCCTTTCTTCTTTTCTTTGCGGGGGTTTGAATCTTGGCGGTTGGTTTCTCGCATCGACTGAACCATTGTGTCGCGCATATTTCGCAGTTGCTCTCGCGGGAGAGTGCAATGATCGCTGTCACGATAGGAACGATACCACCGGCAGACTTCCGACGGGTCGTCAGCTTGCAGCATCATATTCCACACCCCGAGTGCTTGCGCATCGGCCAGGGTGCCAGGCTTGAGTTTAGCCTCAATCTCGTGCCGCTCGGGGCGATTGAATCGTGTGTCTTTGCGCATCACTGATCAGAGTTCATTTAATGCCGGGCTTGATAATTAAATTTACCCCTTTAACCGTGTCAGAGGGCCATTAATTCATTAAACACGTCATTCCGCACCTCTTCTACAATTGCCCTAACTTGTGCTCCCCTTTCTCCCTTTACGCGAACGAACGGAAGACCGGTATCTACATCGATATCTTCTTTTGCGGGTTGAACTCTGGATTGAACCTGTGCTTTAACCCGTGTGGTCCCTGAATTCAAAATCTCTCGAGCTTTTGCCAGGGCATCTTTGTCTCCCCTCTCATAAAGTTGAGCCATTTTTTCAACAAGCTGTGAAGACAATGCCCCCGAACCGGCCACATCTTTACCGAACCAATACCAGCGTTTATCTCCACGGCCATGGCTTTGAATTCCTCCCCCAACTGTCTCGGCAGACGCATTTAGGTTAAAGGCGAGTATTTTCGTTAGAAGTTTCTCTCGGAGTGCTTTGTCCTCAACTGCGTTTGCTTCTTTGGCGAGAGTTCGGAGTTGATCGGCTGTCTTTGCGCGAGATGCCCTAGACTCTACATCGTTCTTAAACCGTATCTGACTCATCTTCATATCGAAAGTCTCTTGAACTTTCTTCCGACTTTCTGCTGAAAGCGATGAATTATTGTCAAACTGATAACCTCCGTCACGAACTCTTGTAGCCCACCATGTGTCATACGGCGTGCTTCCACGCCCAACGTTTGACCCAGTCCGGAAAAAGGAGTAGTTTAAGCCCTGTTCCGCCGCCTTTCCTGCCACATCGGCAGGTATGTTATGCTCCATGTCCATCCAGGTTATGGGCATTCTAATACCAGATGCAAAATCTCTCCCATCCTCAGCCAGAAACACAGCAGCCAACACTCTGGCTCGAGCATTCTTCTGGTCCCCGGTCTGTTTGCTCAACGGACCATATGATTCAGGCAATGCCGTGGTGCTTGTGTCTTTTCCAAATTTTCCGCCAACTGGGGATTTATCCAGTGCTCCAGCTTTTTCCAGGTACTTTCTTTCAGTGTCCGGCAGCAAGGATAAAAACAGAGAAACTTTGGCTTCAGAAGGTTCACCTTGAGTTCTTCGTTCCTTGGCCAATGGCGCCAGCTTTTCGGAGAGTTGTTGTGGTGTGAGCGGTTTCCCGGCATCGCTCGCAGCTTGAGCTTCTGCCTGAAGTTTCGTATAAGCTTGAAGTTGAGAAATTCTACGTTGAGTTCCTTCAATCTCAGAAACCGAAGGGGGAATTGCCTTTTCCCTCTCAGTAAATGAAGCTGATACCGCAAGCTCTAAAGTGTGTTCTAAGTCTTTTTCGTATGCTTTTTGATTGAGCACACCATTAACAGTATGCACTTTTTTCAGCTGCTCCGCAGCCTCATTAATTTCTTTCCCCCGTTTTTTGAGTGCCGAGGAAGAAGGGTCAAACCCACCCGACTCCTCCTCGTCATCTTCATCGCCTCCAGACTTCTTCGATTGAATGATTCGACCAAAATAACTCGAGATTTGTTCGTCGTCCAGAACTCCCTTTTCCTCCAGGTTGCGCAACATATTTCGGACAGATGTCACATTGCTGGAGACACCGGGATCGAGTCCAACAAGACAATCATCGTTGTAATAGATGCACGTTGCGCTGCAGGACTTCCCTTTTTGACATTTGTCTCGTTTCCCTCCTACGGCTGCCTCGTTGGAGCGTCGAATTTCACCGCTTGTGGGGCCTTGTGACTTTGAGGAAGCCGCTGGTTTTTCCTGTGCCAGCAATTCATCGAGGCTCGGTAAATTGCCGTGTTTAGGGTTTGACCCCGCAAAGTCAAACCAGCGATACTTACTTCCCATTGCAATCAGTCTTCGTAACGGTCGAGAATGTGAGCGATGACGGAGTTACGAACGATGTCCTCTTTCGAGAACTCCACGATCCCAACTTCCGACAGGTGGCGCAGTCGGTGAATAGCGTCGACCAAGCCATTTTCCCTTCGAAACACTTCCATATCGGTCTGCTTCGTGTCTCCAATCAGAAGGATCTTCGAATCTTTGCCGACGCGAGTCAGGACGGTTTTGATTTGTGAAGGGAGGAAATTCTGAGCCTCATCAACAATGATGAAAGCCTCGTTGAGCGAGCGTCCCCGAATGTCTTCCAGGAGAACAGGCTCGATAATTTTCTTGTTCAGCAGGTACTCACTTGCACCGTGCGATCTCATGATGCAGGGCAAGTTGTCAAGAACAGGCGCAATCAGGGGTGCGATCTTCTCGGAAAGGTCTCCAGGCAGCGCTCCGCGCCCGCGCTGGAATTCAACACCCACGTCACTTCGAACGTAGTATACTTTGTTGAAATCGCCTGAGGCGACACCATACAATCCGTAATGCAACGCAATCAGCGTTTTCCCGGTTCCGGCACAGCCATGGGCGAGAGTAACAGTGTTTTTCTTGAGGGAATTCCACAGATCTTCTTGCCGCCAAGTCAGAAACTTGGGAGGCATGACATCCATTCCTTTGTGGTAGGATTGTTCTAGCATCTGGGCATTTTCAGCACGGCGAGCCTTGCGCTTTGTCTTTGAATCTAACATGTTTAAGGGAGTGATACAGTCGGTGGGTAGGTCATACACTTTGCTGCTTAACAGGATTACATCCTTATCACCCCCTTCAGAACGAATGGAACGAGTCATGGTTGGAAGGGCAACTCGTACGGTGAATTTTACCCTACATTGCCCACCACTGGTCCCACTCGTTCAACTCTTCAATGAAGTCGCTCTGCGAAGTCATCGAACCCGCCTTTTCCGCCACACCACCGGGAGTACCGGTCGGTCGGCACGTTGTATTGTTTGTCCCTTGCTTTTGCCAAATACTGGTCAGCTATTGGCGAAGTTGCCAATACCACAGTGCCATGTTCGGCACGCATAATCTCACTGTTAAAGTCAGTCGGATGAATAGCCATGGTAATCTGTTGTAAACAACAGCAACTTTTAGATTATAGAGTGGTGGTTACCAGATCACCACTCATTCGTAGCCGAGTCGTCCTCTTCCACCCCGTCTTCCGCTCACGAAAGGTGAACGAGCATCAACACCCATCGTTGAAGCGTCGTAGTCCGGGTCGTTAATTGCGGTGTCACCCGAGAACAACTTCTGCCGTCCTGTGCGAATTTCCCCAAAGACGGACTTATCCCCGAGTCCATCACGAAGTAAATCTCCTTTGAATCGCTTGTTTTGAATAATCGTGTCCTGCAGGTTACGATCAACAACGTCCATTTTCATTGCATAGTAAGTGAGCGCCCAAGCAAAAGCGTCCGTACTGTCGTCGTGACGAACAAACGGGAATGAGGTTAACTCCTTGATGAATGTGTCAGTCCAGTGCCCTTGAACCAGTTTAACCCGGCTGTTCTCCAGTAAAGGGCAAACGGCCTGAAGTCTCGTAGTCTTCGACTTCAACGGCCTCATCTCTTCGATCGGAACTCTCGCTTCTTTTCGAAGAACTTGAATGAGAGAGTGCCCCGAAGCGGCTTTTTCGATGCATAGGACTTTTGCCTGATAGTATGTGTAGTTTTGCTTCACGGCTTCAACCAAGTCGGGGAAACCCCATCGACCTTTCACAATCTCTCGAATGTAGATCACAGTCGGATCTCGCATACTAATTCCAGCCACGCAAATCGCGGTTTCGTCCGCCATTTGTTTCTCGGAGAAAGCGCAGTCAGCCGCTAACCACACGACATCAAGTGGCGGGCAATCTTCTTCTTCAATAACCTCAATCCAGCTGTTCTTGACAATCTGACCTTCCGCAGCAACGGGGACGCCTTGGTAAAGCGCCGCAAATTTGAAGCTTCCCATGATCTTCTTCTGCGACTCAAGCATCGGCACAGAAAAAGTCGGATTGTCACCCCAATGCGAATCACCAATCTGCCGCTCAAGCGGGTCAGTGCGCGGGTCTTCGCAAAGTCCTGCGATATTGATCCAACGCCAACCAAACGGGTTGTGAACTTCGTCGTAAAGGCCGTCGCCTTCCATCAGAACGCCATGCAAATCTTTCTCGTGGAAGCGAGTTGCGATAACCATCTGGCAGTAGTGGTTGGTTCTTCGGGTGGACGCCTGCTCTTGCCACCAAGATTCAAGGTTGTCGAGTGCTTGTTTTGAGTCCGAAGATTTCAGCGGGTCGTCAATCACCATGGCGCCAACGCCAGGGCTGTCCATATCTGTTGTTCCGGCGGTGAAACCGGTTAACACCCCGCCAACGGAAGTGGCAAGAATGTAACCGCCGCCGACCATGTCATACTTTGAGTCCGGTGAGAATCCAAGCCACTCAGGGAACACCCGCTTGAACTCCTTCGACTTCATCATGTGAACCACTTCGCGGTGAAATTTGAAGGAGAGAGACGCACCGTAAGAGGCAATGACGTGTTGTGTCCTTTGGTCTCGCCCGAGAAGCCACGCCAGGAACATGGTCGCAAGCATTGACTTTCCCGATCGTGGCGGGCAGGAAACAATCAATCGCTTGTACCTTCGCGTAGCAAGGTCTTCAAACGCTGAGCCGATCAGTTCGTGAAACGGGGCAACCTGCAGGTCGCCGTGCTTCATAATGTCGCAAAAGGCGAGAAAGCAATCGCGGGCAGCTTTGTACCGAAAATCCTGAATCACCATGCGTGGTGCTTCCATAAGCGTCAGTTCACGTATGCCTCGCTGGTATTTTCTCCACGAGCTGTGTTCTTCGAGCTGGCTGGCTTTCGTGATTACGGGACGCATATCAATCCCCCGTCAGTTTCTTCAGAAGCTC